CACAATCTGGGAAACGCTCCAGGATGCTGCATCCCTAGCCCGTCAGAAGAAGCGCCACTCCACTGAGGAGGTGGACCTGGAACTATTGGACTGGGCAAAGATCAAGCGTCTCTATAAGTCGCTCCTCACTGACCTCGTCAACCTACCCATGAACGTCATCGTGACGGCGCGGGAGAAGGAGGACGTAGAGAAGAAGGGATCGGAACTTATCAAGGTCGGCTACAAGCCTGACACTGAAAAGAGCACCCCGTATGCGTTTGACGCAGTCATCAGGCTCGTTGCCACTGAGGGTGGTCGCGACGCCATCATCTACAAGGACAGGACAGGAGTGACCAGCAAGCGGATTGAGAATCCAACGTTTGACACTCTATTCCCGTCCTCCCCTACTAAGACGGGAGCCGACCGCATCATCAAGGATGACGCAGCCGCAGCCGTTATGGATGAGGAGTCCGTCCTCACTGACGTAGCAGGACCTGAACTGGCGGCAGATGCCCGCTTGGTCTTTGCCGCAGCAGGGATCAACGAAGCGGAGATCGTCCGCAAGAAAGGTTGGGATGACCTTGAGTCAGCCCCAGCATCAGCCGTCCGTGCTGCAGTAGCGTGGGCTAAGAGCAAGATTGGAGACCAGTAGTGGCAACACTCAACAAGATTATCGTTATCGGGCACATTGGCAAGGATGCCAAGGTGGGGGAGACTAAGGCAGGCAACCCACTTGCATCCTTTACCATCGCAACTGACCGCAGCAAGAAGGTTGGCGACCAGTGGGAGACTACTCCCGAGTGGCACACCGTTATCTGCTACGGCGACCTCGCTAAGAGCGCGGAGAAAGTGACAAAGGGGAGCCTCGTCATGGTTGAGGGGCGCATCCAGCGCAACGAATCGGAGGAGGCATACGATCCCTACTTCATCGTGGCGAGCCGCATCCTCGTCATCCAGTACAAGGGCGACCGACAGGCAGAGGCACCAGCCTCCTCACCTAAGGAGTCGTTTGAGGACCTGCCGTTCTAGAAAGCCACCCGAGGGGTTTGAGGCTATGATCCTCAGCCCCTCGGGATTAGGCATACAAACGACCCTCTACGCAGCACGCTAAGGGGCGTTTAGGCAGGCGGAGGGGTCTGTACCCTCGGAGGAATAATGGAAGAGTGTTGGAGGTGTTCAATGGCATGGATAAGGGTAGAAACGAAACTGCCCCGCGACCCGAAGATCGCTGGGCTGTCAACTCATGAGGCGAAGTGGACGTACATCGTGCTCCTCTGCGCTGCGTCCGAGCAGGGTGGGAAGTTTGAGTCGGCAAAGCACCTAGAGGCGTGCATGCCCTATGACCTTCACCGCTACCTCCCAGAACTAGAAGGGGTTGGGCTGCTCATCAGGGATGGTGAGTCGTTTAGCGTTGCAAACTGGGACACCTATCAGCGTCCCTATGACCCCCGAGCAGCCACCCGTCAGGCGGCGTATCGCTCACGCAAGGCTCACGAGGATGAGGACCATAACGGAGACCATAACGCACCCGTAACGAATCACGCCCTACGATACGATACGATACGGCACGATACATCCCCTACGGGGAAGCCCCCTAAAGCACCTACGGAGAGACAGCAACTGCTCGGATGGTTCAAGGATCGGAAACTATCCAGCCCGACTGGGTACGTCCTCACCGATGCTGTAGACATGCTCAAGGGGTATGGGCTTCAAGCCACCCTCTCAGCGTTCACTGCGGCGGCGGCGGAAGGAGCCAAGACCTCCAAAGCCATCGTCTCAACTGCCGAGCGCAACCTGAGGATCAAGCCCCGAGCACTGCCAAAGCAGAACGGCTTCGTACCAGCCGACACCTCAATCTACGACAAGGAGGCGTAAGTGCTACCAGAACGCTATGCAAACTCAACGGACCTAGAAGGAGTCGTCCCCATTACTGGGCAGGAGCAAGCCGTAGACGCCCTGAAGAAGTGGGCATGGCGTGGGCAGGGTGTGCAGGAGAACGTCATCCTCATCGGAGGCGTCGGCTCAGGCAAGACCCACATTGCCGTCGCCGCCATCAAGTCCAGGGCTGCATGGGCTAACTCCCAGCCCAAGGAGTCCTACGACCACATGGTTGGTGGGCACACATGCTTTATCAACCTCCCTGCACTCATGGACGGGCTCAAGACAGCCATTGGAGTCTCAGACTCGGATGCAGAGCGAGAGTACAATCACATCAAGAACAAGTGCAGGAGCGTGGTCCTTGACGACATTGGTGCTGAACGCATCACCGAGTACAGCCTTGAGCGGATCTATGTCGTCATAGACGCTTTGTACAATCGGCAAGCCTCAATCGTTGCCACTACAAACGTCCCCCTAGGCACACTTGCAGCACAAGGCATGACTAGGGTTATCTCGCGCCTCTCGGAGGGTGCTACCATAGTGAGGATGAACACTTTAGACATTAGGGCAACACGAAGGGCATAGTGGACGGCTACGCCCACGAGGAGACGATCCCGTGGCTGTGGGTATTTATCCATGGACAGCCCCGTCCCCAAGGCAACCTCACTGGCTTTGTCGCTGGAGGCAAGGTCGTCCTCCGTCATAGCGACAACCGCCTCGTTGCATGGCGAGGCTATGCCGCCTCACTCCTCGCAGGTGCTGCACCTGAACCCCTCGGAGATCAGCCTGTGAGTGTCAGAGCCATTTACTACATCCGCCGACCCAAGTCCCACCTGGACAAGAACGGTGAGCCTAAGAAAGGCGCACCCACCTACGTCAAGACCCGCCCAGACCTAGACAAGTATCTCCGTGCATTGTTGGACGCCATCCAGATCAGTGGGATCATCAAGGATGATTCTCAAGTCGTGAAGATAGACGCCATGAAACTCTATGGCAGGGACGAAGGCGTGGCTGTCCAGATAGAACCTATACTCTCCCCATGATCGGCGCGATCCTCTCCATCGCACTCCTCGGGGCACCGACCCCGAACGGCGAAGAAGGAAAAGCGACATGGTACGGAGCGGAGTGCTCCACTCCACACCTCGGACGCATGGACACCTGCTCCCCATACCTCAGTAAGAAGCAAGGAGGACGGGGAGGAGAACTCGTCTACTATGCAGCCGTCGCCAAGTTCAGGAACTACAAGCATGAGCCCTACCCTGTAGTCGTTTGCATCAAGGACCAGCCCTGGAACTGCGTCAGGGTTATCGTCCGCGACTATTGTGAGCGAGCCACCAAAGACGCGAAAAAGAATCCAAGGAGTTCCAAGAACCTGATCATTGACCTCAGCCCTGCAGCCTTCGTTGAACTCGCCCCCCTCTGGCGTGGCATACTCAACGTAGTGGTCTATCCAGATCACGACTGGCGCAGGGAGAGAAACAGATAAAGCGCAGCAAGCCACTTCGCAGGAAGCCACACAAGGACCCAGTAACCCCAGAAGTCAGGCACAGCGTTCTGACTCGGGATGGCTGGGAGTGTGTTGCGCCGTCGCTGGGAGCCTCAAGTGCATGCGAAGGCGTCCTCACCCTTGACCATGTCCGAGAGTTTGCCATGATGGGAAAGCGAGCCCCGAGTGATCGTGCCCACCTGGTCACTCTTTGTTGGCACCATCACCTCAATGGATGGGCAACTGCCCACCGACCACTCCTCCGTGAGTATCTGATCCAGATTGAGGGTTTACTGGGCAACGGCACAGAGCAGGGGTAAAAGGCGAGCCTACGCGCAACGCTAAGGGGTGCTCCCAGTGGCAGAGGTATCTTAGGGGTCGGAGGTTCAGGATCGGATTTGCCCGAGTCGCGCCCGTCGCTGAGGCGGGCAGATTTCAGATCCAAAAGCACCTCCGCGATCCAAAAGCGCAAAAGAAAAAACCTGCAACAGGGGTTGTGCCCTCCATTGGCAGGGGTCATAATCAACTCACCACCAAAAGGTGGAGCAGAGAATAGGAGGCAAAAGATGAAGGCACTCACAGTGAAGGACACAGCAAAGGTCACCCCAGAGTTTGCAGCAGCCTTTGGAGCGTTTGCCGTTGCGGCAGAAGCAATCATTGCAAAGTATGACAGCCAGTATGATCACATCGTTGGCTCAACCATCACAGGCAAGGTTGGTCCTAGCATGGTGAAGGTCATCAAGATGACCGTAGAAAAGCACTCCAGCATGAACGGGGATCGCTTCTCCACAGAGGAGCGGGTTTACTGCTATGTAGACCGCACCACTGGCGCAATCTACAAGGCAGCAGGTCGCCATGGCGTTCAAGACAAGCGTGAGCGAGGCAACATCTTTAGCGACCAGAACGGTGCTGAAGGAGTGACCTGGTTCGGTGCCAAGTACGTTGGCGAATAAGGTGCATGGGGAGGGGTTGCAGCCCCTCCCCACAGCATCCATAATCAACTCACCACACAAGTGGTAGCAGAGACAGGAGGCACAAAGTGAAGGAAGCCAAAGGCTCAGAACTCAACACAGCAGCAGCAGCACATCGTGCTCAGAAGGCTGCTCAGACTGCACTGCTCGGCATGGCGGCATGCCTAGTGCAGGAACTGCAGGACCTCTCTGATCAAGGAGATGGTCGCATCACATCCCGCATGGATCGGCTCATTACAGCCCTGCAGTATCTCCACACCCACCGCAACGTCAACCTCAATGAGGCTGGCGACCTGGCATTTAGCACTTGGGGCACGGTCAACGTGCACCAGAGCCGCTAGTAGTGAAGAAGGAGGCACACACAATGACAGACATGATCAACACAGCAACCCTGCCAGAGATGGTCAGCATCACAAAACAGGATCAGACGGACATCATCAGCCGCGAGTTCTGGGATGCACTCACTGAGGAGTGGGAGGCATCCTACAGCCGCCGCAACTGCTGCGAGCCGTATGACTGCATGTGCCACGAGGCATGCTCGTGGGAGGATGACATTGCCAGCAAGTGCGGTGGTTGCCAGTACATGGCTGAACTTCGCACCAAGGTCAACGACCTCGGCAACAGCCTCGTCCACAATCCTGGTCAAGTGGCATCAGGCTGGTTCTCCTCTGCCATCAGGGAAGATGTGGAGGCGGAGCGCGTAGCGTTCTACCGCCATGCCATCCGTGAAGGCAATGAGACAGCAACTCACTGGACAGATGTAGAGGCATAAGGAGGCAAGATGACAAACTCACAGAACCAGCGCTCAGAAGCCACCATCCTCCGCGAGGAGTTTAGGTGGCACCTCTCTGAGGCTCGGCGGTACCTCAACCAGCAGCGTGATGAGGAGGGGCATCCAGCGTGGAAAAGCGCGCTGGATCACCTGACTGCAGCGCAGACAATCTCAGCCAGCCTGTATCGGCTGGAAGAAAGGATGGCAAAGTGAAGAAGAAGGCTCAAGTATTCTGCACAGACTGCCGCGTCAGACTTTCGGACTCCATCTACCCACCAGCCTTGAGCAGGAGGGATCGGACACCATACCCAGGGGGTCAGCCAAAGCCAAAGAAGTACGTCTGCTATGACTGCAGCGTGATGCAGGCAGCAGGATGGATCATAGGAGGTGTGAAGTGAGGCATGAGGAATACAACGGATGGACGAACTGGGAGACCTGGAACACGAACCTGTGGATGGATGAGGGTATTGGCGGGGGCTCAGATTACTGGGCAGAGCGTGCTGCCGACATTGTTGGTGCCATCGTCAGGGATGAGATGGGTGACGAAGTAGAGGGCGGCATGTTTAGCATCACCATTGAAGGACTCCATGAAGCCAACTACAAACTCGGCACAGAGATGCAGGCATCCGTTGTGGATGCACTCTATGAAGGCACGGCTGTCGTTGGAGGGCTCGCAGGAGACCTGCTACAGTCGGCGGTAGACCAGGTCAACTGGTCAGAGATTGCAAGCCACTATGTTGAAGCCATTGCCGAGCATAAGGCTGTAGTGGCGGAGGCTAGTGACCTGATCATCGTCAGTGGACCAGACAAAGAGACTGAGGATCGGATCAAGCAGGCACTCGTAGCAAAACTGAAGGAGGAGGCATGAAGAACGCGATCCCGTTTGAGGTGGCACTCAGTTGGCACCTTGAGCACAATCTCTACCCGAGTCCACCCCCAGTAGTCATGGAGGCGGCTCGGCTGTCCATTGAGGCATTTAGTGAAGGTGACCCTGAGCGGCTGATCAGTCTGCCCTCAATCGTCACCCATAGAATCTATGGGAGTCAGGCTCCAGCGTCAGAGATTGTTGAGATGCTGCACCTGGAAGCGTTTATTACGGAGGAGGTCCAGTGAAAGCATTTACTGAGTGGGAGATCGTCGGCAGGGAAACAATCAACGAAAGCGTATCTATCCTTGTGCTGCTCGCACGCCATGATAATGGTGAGCCTGCGACGCTCTTTGCGCGCATGGATAGCAACTTTGTCCAGGTCTATGCTCGTGCACAGGATGCACTCGTCGGGCACAAGGCTATGCGCCTCGGCGTTATGTCAAAGCAAGAGTGGGATGGAGATTGCGACTGCAGCCCTGAAGATGTTGCATGTGGTGCCGCTGGAGTTTGCAACAACACCCTGGACGTGGACGGCTACCTTCGCAACTGCTATCAGGACAAGGCACTCCCCACGCTCCGAGCAAAGGAGGAAGCATGGGCTATGACATCTACTCTGTAGAGACGGACGCAGTCAAAGCAGAAGCCTTTGCCCGCAACCATCCAGACGGCTACTCTCTCGCCATCAAGGAGGAGACAGATGAGTACCTAGGAGGTCCTCAGGTTTATTTCCGCGCCAACATCTGGGCTATGAACCTGCTTAGGCACATCCACGAAGCCATAGGCGGCGAGATGGAAGCACTCAATGAGCACCTCGTTTGGAACGATGGACAGGAACTCACGCCCGCCATGATCAACAAGGCACTCCACGTTGCAGACAGCCTCACCGTCAAAGAGGTGGCTCAGGCGGTCATGCTCGCAATGATGGCAGAGAAGGACCTGCTCCCAGTAGACCGTGTGCTCTCAATCTATGCAGATGAGGCGGAGATAGAAAAGTTAGCGAATCAGTACCTAGACCAAGAGTCCGTCATGAACGTCGCCTCGTTTTATCTTTACTGGACGCAGTACCTAGGCGTCGTCAAGGACCTCGGGGGAGCACAGGTCTGGTAGGTAAGTCCTCCATCCGCTAGAATCGCATAGCGCCGTCCGTCCTGCTGCCTCCGCAGGGCGGGCGGCACCTCATTAGGCAAGGAAACGCGCCACGCTACGGCACGTTTAGCATCTCGGAGGTATCCTAGGGGTCGGTAGCATAAACACAAGCGCAGGAGGCTCGGATGGCAGACGCTCAGTTCACTAGCAGGATCATTGGCGAGGGTGAAGAACAAGCCGATCAACTGCTCGCCAACCCCTTCAACTTCCGCGTCCACGGACCAGCCCAGCAAGCGTCACTAGAAGCAGCCATCCAGGAGTTGGGATGGATTCAGCGTGTCATCGTCAATGTGCAAACGGGGCACCTCGTAGACGGGCACCTTCGCGTCATGCTCGCCATGAAGCGGCAAGAGCCCACCGTCCCCGTCCTCTATGTAGACCTCACCCCTGAGGAGGAGCAGTTTGCGCTTGCAACTATTGACCCCTCTGCCAAGATGGCTGGTGCAGACAAGGAGAAACTGCTCGCCCTGCTCGGTAGTCTGCCCCCCACAGATGCTGCACTTACCCACGTCCTCCACCAGACAGCGCAAAAGGTTGGTGCTGCCTACACAGATGAAGGCTTGGAACTCCTCGGCATGAACCTTCAAGTATCAAAGCGCCCAGACAAGAAACCTGACCTGTTCTACACCTTTAGCCAAGGAGATGGGTCATGCTGCATCGCTGTAGATGCTGGACTTCAGTACGGCACCAGGTCAACAAAGAGCAGGGCGTGCATGCGGCACCCCGCCAACTTCGTGGACAATGAGTGGAAGGATTACGACCATGAGGCGCATGTGGCATGTGTTGCGATCCACAAGCCAAAGTATGCGACGGTGGTAGACGTCCTCAGCCGTGGTCAATGTGAGGCGGCGGGCATCACCTACCGCTCGCTGGATGAGATTCTCAAACTGGCAGAGGATGTCCAGCAGCATGCTCAGAACGTCATCGTCATCCCAAAGTATGACTGCCTCAAGGACATCCCTAAGAAGTATGTGCTCGGCTACTCCGTCCCCTCATCCTACGGCGGCACTCCACTCGCCTTTGACCGCTTCAAGGGGCGGCGTGTTCACCTGCTCGGAGGATCACCTACCCGTCAGTTCGCCCTCTGGTCTCAGTTTCCAGATGAGGTCGTCAGCATTGACACGAACTACATCCACAAAGTTGCGATGTTCGGACAGATTCAGGGCATTGCCCTCGGTCGCAAGTACGGCATCGTCCATGATCCAGCACCTCACACGCCAGAGACCACCATCAAGGACCTCGGTTTCCCTATCTCCACGAACCACCTCTACAAAGCGTTCGCCATGTCCGCGAGCATTATGGCGGCACTCTTTGACCCCACTTACACCCCAGGGAGGAGCGCATGAAGCCCGCCAAGAACTCAATCGTTGGCTCGGCTGACGTAGACCCCAAAAGCATTGAACTCAACGAAGGCAACTGGCGAACTCACCCCAAGGAGCAGAAAGAGGCGGTAAAGGATGCCCTCGGCAAGATCGGCTGGGTGCAGCGTGTCATCGTCAACAAGAACACGAACCGCGTTGTGGACGGGCACCTCCGCGTTGCCATTGCCAGAGAGCGCAAAGAAGCAACCATCCCCGTCTCGTATGTTGACCTGACTCCAGAACAGGAGAGCCTCGCCCTTGCAACGTTTGACCCCATTGGGGCGCTTGCGTTTGCCGATAAGTCTGCCCTGAAAGACCTGATCGGCTCGCTGGGAGAGCAGGGAGATGCCATCGGTGAACTGCTCAATGCAACTGCCACTGCGGCGGGGTTGAGTATGGGTGGAGGTACAGAACCAGAGGCGAAAGAGCCGAGAGTCCCTCGTGCCCAGCCAGTTGTGGAAGCGTTTGCCCTGGTCAATGAGGACGACTCTAGGTGCTGCTCTGCCACTCGCGCCCAGGTAAAGTGGGCGACTGAGACCCGCCGCACGAACCAGTGCATGCACAAACTTGGGCTATACATGCCCCAGCGACTGACTCACGAGGACTCGCTTGCAGTAGAGGCTGAGCGGTATGCCATCAGGTGCACCCAGGTTGGTGCTCAGGAACTTACCCTCGCTGCGGACATCGCTGCTCGTGGTGCGGTTCCGATCCTCATGCCCACTGAGTGCCCGTCAGAGCAAGTGCCCAAGGACCTGATCATCGGCTACGACCTAGATGCCCGCCCCTACCCACTCACCGCACTAGTTGGGAGGCAAGTTGCCCTGGTTGCCGCAGACCTTAGCCTGCTCATCAGCACACAGAAGCAGAGCGACAATGTCGTTGCCGTTGTCGCTACCAGTATTTCGGCATCCTCCGCTAAGGGGCACCTGGTCCTCTGGCAGGAGCGTGCTGCCGCTGGGGGTTTGACTCCACCCGCCCCACTCGGCAAGACTCTGCCTACCGTTGAGGACCTCGGATTCACCGTCCCGAACCCCATGCCTATCGCCTTCAACGTCAATGTTGGCACCTTTGCGTTTCTCCTCGGCAAGATCGCACAGGAGCAGCCAGAAACGTGATACGCTCTCCGTGGAGTTGGGCACAAGCCCACCCCGCAGTTCGCAACAGCCCTGCGTCAAAGAAACTAAGGAGAGAAACTATGGCGTTAGCCATCCTCATTGCCGTCTACGTCGGCGTCACCATTGTGGCAAACTCGCTCGCTACCACCCTGATTGAGTTGCCGCTGTTCGGCGTAGCAGCAATCGGCACCCTATTTTTCGGGGCGACATTTACCCTCCGCGACATGGTTCACCAGTATGCGCACATCCACAAGCAGGGACGTAAGCCTGTCTATCTCATGATCGCTGCAGCGGCGTTCGTCAATGCAGCCATTGCCATCCTCACTGGGGGTGAGCAGTTTGAGGTCAGGATCGTTGGTGCGTCCATCCTCGCCATCCTCATTGCAGAATCAGTGGACACCGAGGTCTACCAGCGGCTCATCAAGCGCAACTGGTATGTCCGCGTCCTATCCTCAAACGCACTCTCTGCACCACTGGACTCCATCCTGTTCACGCTCGTTGCGTTCTATGGGGTGGATTACTTCCCGCAGGAGTTGCTCATCCCCGTCATCATCGGAGACACGGTGCTCAAGTACGCCATCGGTGCACTCCTCGCCACGACTAAGAGCGTGCGCGATGTCATCGGCAAGGCACTTGCATCATGAGTAACGCTGATCACCTGGTCAGCCTCGGAGAGGGCTCCACGAAGTACCCGACTGAGTATGACGAGTCAGTGCTAGAAAAGATTCCCTTTGAGCACTCTGGAACGAGTGTGGTTGAGGTTGAGTGCCCTGAGTTCACCAGCCTCTGCCCTAAGACTGGGCAGCCAGACTTCGCGAAAGTGACAATCCGCTACAAGCCTGATCAGTTCCTCATTGAGAGCAAGGCACTGAAACTCTACCTATACTCCTTTAGGAACCACGGAGAGTTTCACGAGGACTGCATTGCCCGCATTGCCAAGGTGCTTTATGACCTCACCCAGCCGTTCTGGATTGAGGTGCGTGGAGACTTTACCCCACGCGGCGGCATCAGCATCAACCCGACAGCAATCGTTGAACGGCAAGTGACTCAAAAGGGGACAGGCGTCCTAGTACCTCGGTAGGCACTAAAGGGGGGCGTTTCTCGGTTTAGGCTCAGAAACGTCCCCCTACGCTCAACGCTGAGGCATAGAAAAGACGCAGCAGGTATCCTAGGACCTGCAGAAGGAGGCACAATGAAGCAAGTACCCCAAGCGTTCCAGCGATACTTCCGCCAACTCTCCCATGAGGCGTGGTCCACCCTGATCCAACGCCAGGAAGCCTACGGACCCACGAACATTGAGCAACTTGGCGTCTATGGCGTTTTTAGCCGTATCGCTTGCGACAAGATGGGCAGAATCGCTAACTCACTGAGCGGCGAACTCCGCGAGGGGAAGTTGGAGGTTGACCCAGGGTGGTTCAACGAAGGCACCCGCGACGCGCTCATAGACATCGCCAACTATGCCCTCATCATGATCGCCCTCGGGGAAGGCAAGTGGTCGGAGACTGCTCGGGCGGAGGAGCCTGAGGGATTTCTCCCCTAAACTACACTCTAGGCAAGCACGCGCAGGACGCTACGCAACGTTTTACCTATCGGAGGCATCAACACACTAGGAGGAGGATCAGATGGCACTACTCACTCAGAACCGTGAACTCAAGGAGATCGGGGCATGGAACTGGACGCTCCCAGCCCTCGGAGCCAAACTGGATGACGGCAGAACCATCCTGACCTGCCCTACGGCAGGAATCTGCGCTCAGTTCTGCTATGCCCGCAACGGCACCTACCTGTTCCGCAACGTCAAGGCAGCCCATGCCCGCAACCTCAAACTGACCCTAGACAACCTCCCAGGCTTTGAGGAGCAGATCGTTGCTGAACTCCAACACAAGAAGTTTAGGGGCGGCTTCGTGCGCATCCACGACTCAGGGGATTTCTACTCTGACGAGTACACCCTCGCATGGCTTCGGATCGCTGAACGCGTCCCAGACGTCACGTTTTATGCCTACACCAAAGAGGTCAGCCGTTTCCGTCGGCTGGTAGAGGGCAAGGCACCCGCCAACTTCCGCTACCTATTTTCACTCGGAGGCAAAGAGGACCACCTCGTAGACAGGGAGAACGACCGCCATGCGGAAGTATTCCCCTCCAAGGAGGCACTGGAAGCGGCAGGATACTTTGACCAGGAGGCGTCAGACCTGCTCGCCATCCAAGCACCCACGAACCGCATCGGCATCGTTGCCAATAACATCCCAGCGTTCAAGAAAAAGATGGGCAGCCGAACGTTTGGATCAGCCCAGCAAGAGAAGGAGGCACAGGCATGAGACTCCCATGGACACCAGAGGACTATGACGGCACACTCCTCGCGGATGGGCTCGGAGAGGCGTTTCTAGGATTCACCCATGTATTCGGAGAGGAGCAGCCTCGGGCGGTCTATTCCGTCAACCGCATCCTCAACATCCTGACTCACAGGGACGGCATGACCGTAGACGAGGCATTAGAGTATTATGAGTTCAACATCGTCGGCGCAGTCATGGGGAGCAACACCCCCCTCTACGTTGAAGAGTTTAGCAAGGAGGAGGTAAAGCACAATGAGTGAGACAGCAATCACCTTCGGGCTCGGAGCCCTGATCGGTGCAGCCTTTGCCCTAGCCAAAGCCGTCCCACCAGCCCCGCCCACGATCCAAGGCATCATGGGGATCGTAGGTATCTGGGCAGGTTGGGCGATTCTCTCCCACCTACTCGGTCGCTAGTGTCAGGCAAGAGCAAGATCAGTCCTGAACGCATCCAGGCGATCACCCAAGCACTCAGGGCAGGCAATACCCGAAGGGCGGCGGCATCCTACGGGGAGATAGATCACTCAACCATGTACCGCTGGATGGATGAAGATGCGACATTTCGCGACGCGGTTGAGAAGGCAGAAGCGGATGCGGAGGTCCGTTTTGTGGCTCAGGTAGCCTCTGCCGCAACGAACGGGACATGGCAAGCGGCGGCATGGTGGCTAGAACGCCGTAGGCAGCAAGAGTGGAAGAAAACGGATGGGCTGGAACTATCCTCCCCTCCAACGAATCCAGTAATCGTCAAGCACGAAGGAGATACGGGTGGCAGCAGTCTCGCCGACACACTCGCAGTACTGGCAGAAGTGGGCGTCATCGCTCCCCGAGGAGCAGAGGAAGAAGATAGAGGCGGCACTCACACCCAAAGCGACTAAGTACATCCCACACGCCCCTACAGCCAAGCAGCGAGCGTTTCTACTACTAGAGGACCTTGAGGCACTCTACGGCGGTGCCGCTGGGGGTGGTAAGTCTGACGCACTCCTCATGGCTGCCCTGCAGTATGTAGACACCCCTGGCTACGCTGCCCTGATCCTCCGACGCACCTACACCGACCTCAGCCTCCCCGATGCCATCATGAGCAGGGCACGCGACTGGTTTGCCGCTCACCCTGAGATTCACTGGTCGGATGCCAAGAAAACGTTTACGTTCCCTAGCGGAGCCACCATCACCTTCGGCTACCTTGAGAGTGAGCAGGACAAGTACCGCTACCAAGGTGCAGCGTTCCAGTTTGTCGCCTTTGACGAACTCACCCAGTTCACCCGCAGCCAGTACCTCTACCTGTTCAGCCGCCTCCGACGCGGCACGGCAGCCAACGTCCCCCTCCGCATTAGGGCGGGAAGCAACCCAGGAGGAGTTGGGCATGAGTGGGTCTACGACCGCTTCATCCCAAAGCAGGATGAGCATGGCATCCTCACCGCACCAAAGGACAATCAGGGCAGACCCCGCCGCTTTGTACCTGCACGCCTCACCGACAACCCCTACCTAGACCAAGATGAGTATGTCCGTGCCCTAGACGAGTTGGATGAGGTCACCCGTGCTCAACTGCTAGACGGCGACTGGGTGGTCAGACCGCAAGGTGCAGTATTCAAGCAGGGCACCTTTAGGATCGTGGACTTTGCCCCTAAGGACTGCAAACTCGTGCGATTCTGGGACTTAGCAAGCACGCCAAACGGTGGAGACTGGTCAGTGGGAGTGCTCATGGGGCGTGGTGCTACGGATGGGCTCACCTACATCCTTGACGTGAGCAGATTGCGGGGCTCACCTGCAGAAGTAGAACGCGCAGTCCAAGGTGCAGCAGCACGCGATGGCAAGAACGTCCCGATCCGTATGGAGCAAGAGCCAGGCTCCTCTGGCGTCTCACTCATTGACTACTATGCGCGGCGCGTCCTGTACGGGTATGATTACCGAGGAGTAAGGTCCACAGGCAGCAAGGTCGCCCGAGCAATGGGCTTGGCGGCACAAGTAGAAAGAGGCAATGTTGCGCTGGTCAGGAGCAACTGGAACGCAGCCTACCTTGACGAAGCGTATGCGTTCCCTGACGGAGCGCACGACGATCAAGTTGACGCGTCATCGGGAGCCTTTGGATCGCTTGCGGTCGGACGACAAGCGACAAGTAGTAGTACCCTACAGACCACCAGCAAGCCGATCTATCGCAGAGGCGACATTACGCTCGTAGGCGACAAGTATAAAGACAAGGCGTAGGAGAAAGCATGGCAGAACTCAACCTCGTGAACACGGCAACAGGGCTACCAAACGCGAACGCCCTAGACCAAGAGTTCCTCCGTCAGATGGCGGACATGGGCTCCGAGAGGTTGGAGGCATACTCACTTGCAGAGCGCTACTACGCTGGCAAGCAGAACACCCTACTCACTGACCGCAGTAAGTCCTACCTTGAACGCTCTGGGCTTGAGTACAATGAGAACTATTGTTCCACTGTCGTCAATGCACTCTCTGATCGTTTGCGCGTTGTTGGACTAGACACGCCAGAGTACCCAGACCTCGGGGCATGGATTTGGGAGTACATCTGGGATCGCAACCGCCTAGACGCCGAGCAGCATCGTTTCCACACCACTCTCCTTGAGTACGGCGACGTTTACCTCGCCACTGAGTTTGACCAGATGAAGGGCTATGCCCGCATCACTCTCAACTACCCTGACATGATCCGTGCAGACTATTCCGATGGTGAGTTGATTCGCGCCGTCAAGGTCTGGACTACCGATGCACCGTCCCCAGTCAATCCTCCACAAGGCGCCTCACGACGCGGACGCTCCGTCAAGCGGATGAACATTTACTACGCGGATCGCATTGAGAAGTACTACCGCCTCGGCAAAGAGTCATCAGCACTCTGGGCTCCATGGATTGAAGAAGGCGATGTCGTCTATCCAACGCCTAACTACATCAACGACGACCCGAACATGCCGCGAGGCATCCCTGTCGTCCACTTTGCGAACATGCGACAGCGCGATGGTTATGGCGTAGCCGAGCACCGATCCACCATCCCACAGCAGGACAGGTTGAACAAGGAGTTGGCAGACCTCGCCCTCGTCCTAGACACGCTTGGATTCCCTCAGCGATACGCAGTGGGCGTCACAGGTGCCACTACCCTGCGCTCTGTTCCAGGAGAAGTCTGGTCGTCAGAGGACCCGAACACAGCGTTTGGTCAGTTCCCTGCAGCCGATCCTGCGGGCATCCTCAAAGCCATTGAGTCAACGATGGGACGCATTGCAAGCCAGAGCCGCACTCCATCCCACATGATCCTCGTATCAGGAGGAGCACCATCAGGAGAGTCCCTCAAGACAGCAGAGGCGGGCATCGTCTCCAAGGCAAAGGCACGCCAGTATGAGTGGGGTGAGTCATGGATCGCTGCCCTTCGCAATGCTGCAGTCCTCATGAACGAGATGGCAGCACCTGAGGAGCGTTTCCCGATCAGCCTAGAGGAACTGCTACACACTCCGATCAACGTTCAGTGGGCAGACCCAGTAAGCCGCAATGAGAAGGAGCACCTTGAGGCGCTCACCATCATGAGCGGACTCGGCGTCAGTCAGCAGACCATCCTCTCCAAGTTGGAGGGTATTGACCCTATGACAGAACTGCACAATCAGTCGCAGGAACTGGGCACCTCCCAGGAGGCGCTCATGCAGGCAGTGGACAGGGGCACGCCTAGCATCAGTGGATAATGCCCGCGATAGTAGACGCGGCGGATGATCTAGCCCGCCAACTCCGTGCACTAGACGCCAATGCCATTGCCTACCTCAACGGTGCACTCCGCGATGGGCTCATTGCGGCACAGCAGTCTGCCGCCAGGTATTCTGCCGAGGTAGCAAGCGGCAACTACACGAACCATGCAGCGTTTCAGAAGCAGCGGTTTGACGGCATCCTCGCTCAGATGCGGGAAGCCATGAGTTCGTTCTCAACAGGGGCAAACGCCCACACTGCAAGCCTCGTCTCGGACGGCATCGCTGCAGCCCACAAAGTCATGGCGGCGCAGATCAGTGCCATCGGCAAGCAGGCAGGTGTAGCCGTTGCGTGGAACCCTGTACCACTGGACGCCTTCAACATCATGGCGGGATTCACCCGCACAGGCTCACCACTTGCAGACATCTTTGAGTCAGCGAACCAGAAGGGTGCAGCCGCTGCAGGTCAGGCGCTTCGCACGGGAGTCCTGCTCGGCAGGGACAGTGCAACCGTTGCGAAAGGGGTTCAGAACGCGCTAGGGGTTTCCGCCTACCGATCCCACCTGATCGCACGGACTGAACTCCACCGAACAGCACGCGAGACTCAGCGAGGCATGATGGCAGCCAATGCCCACCTCTACGAAGGATGGACATGGCGTGCATCCCTAGACGGCACCTCGTGCGCTATTTGTTGGGCGCTGGACGGCAAGTTTTTCCCCACGAAGTATGGTCAGGGCACTACGGACTGGCACGGAG